ATAATCTAGCAGAGAATATTGCAAGAACAAAAAATAATTAGGAGAGTGGTTTAAATGCCAGTAATTTTAGACAGTAAGGATTTAGCGAAAATCGACAAGGAATTTGCAGCTGAGTCGCAAGTATGGGAAGTATTGACACAAGGGGCAAAAGATATTACAGAAGCTGATTTTGTGGGGACTCATGAAGTTCGTGTAAATGAAATGCAAGGATTTACTGCTGCCGATTATAAGCGAAATAAAGAAAATGAACGGAACAATATCTCAGTTGAGAAGTCAACTTTAAAATTGGAAAAGGAACGTTGGATGGGCTACGACATGGATCGCTTAGATCAATCGGAAAATGCAGCCTATCAAGTAGGTGCGGTCATTGAAGAGCACACTCGATTGGTTACGATTCCTGAGAAAGATCAAACCGCTGTTGCTCGTTTGCTTGAAGCTGGATTTGATACTTCTGATAAGATTTACAAAGGAAAAACGGTCAAACAAACAATCACTAAATCTAATATTTTAGATAGCTTCGACGATGCTGAAGCGTACATGACTGACACAGAAGTCATTGGTCAGTTTGTGGCATTTATGTCTAGTGATGCCTACAAAGCATTGAAGAATGCAGATGGCGTTTCTAAAACTTTTACCACCAACACTGTTCAATTTAATGGTATCGATCGTCGTGTCGAGATGCTTGATGGCACGAACATCATCATCCAAAAGGTTGCTAAAAATCGGTTGCAGGTCGATGAAGACAAGCATATTAATTTCATTATGACACCTATCACCGTTGCTAAGCCAATCGAGAAGTACAATACGATTGATTTGGTCCCTGCTGACCAGGATCGTGGCGGTTACCGTGACACCATCAAAGGGTTGGATTATTACGATTGCTTGGTACTTAAGAAAGCACGTCCAGCAATCTATATCTCTTATGATGACCCAAAAGCATGACCCCGGAAGAACCGGGGAAGTCTGGGGTAGAAGGTAAATCATTTGTCATCGATGACATGAAAGTTGATGAGCTTAGAGCTGAGTTAAATCGTCTTGGCATTGAGTATCCATCAACTGCCAAGAAACCAGAATTAATTGAGCTGTTAAAAGAGAGTGAATAACCACTCTCTTTTTTCATGGAGGTGAAACCATGGAACGAATAAGACGTAAGCCGTTGAATGAAATCTTTGACGATCAGGAAAGCATCGAGCCATGTGGCTACTTGTCTCTTAAAGAGTATAAACGCTTGGTGGATAAAGAAACAGAACTGACTGAAAAAGATTTCCGAAAGTTTCTGAGAAAAGCTAGTGCATTGTTGGACATCCAAACGAGACGTTTTTATCAGAGGAATGATCTCGAGTCAGATATTCCGATGCGGCGCGATGCATTCAAGTTGGCTGTTGCTTATCAAATTGAGTACATGCATGAGGCTGAGGCCACTACAACGTTCGGCATGCAAGAGCCTGACAGCTGGTCCATTGGTCGGATGAGTGTTTCTAAAAGCAAAGGTGGTTCGTCATCGACAAACGAAGTATCCCTGCTTTCTGGGGACGCTATGCTGCAGTTATCTGGCACAGGGCTGTTATATCGTGGGGTGAGTCGATGAGAATGCCACCAAAACGTTTTTTTCCTCATGCGATGATCTATCGCAAGAAAAACGGAATGGGTCCACGAGGTGAGCCAATTCTTGAAGAGGATCTTGTGATTGATCATGTCCGCTTTGATGACACAGTCAAATTTGAGCCGAGGGATATTGATGGGAAAGTACAAACGCCTAATGCATTGATCTCTATGGTGAAAAAATATACTGGACCATTACCGGAGTTTTCAGTTGCAGATCAAATTGAAATCTTTGGCGAACAATACACAATCACAAAAATCGTTCCGTTGCTTGCTGACTCGCCTGAACCATTCGCTTATGAATTGGAGGTAGTTTAGTGGGAGCATCTGTAAGAATTGATTTAAGTCGAGCAAAAAGAAAATTAAGTCATTCATCTATACAAAATGGCCGGCATGAAATGGCAAATAAAGCTCATTTAGATATGAATGAAAGATTTGTTCCTATGAGGAGCCAACACTTGAGAGATATGTCTTTTGTTGAAAGTAATGGAGAAAAGATTACTTGGAATGCTCGATATGCTTTGGCTCATTATCACGGAGGGTTTACAAATAAGTTTGGAACACAGGTAATATTTTCTAATTATACTACACCGGGAACTGGTCCATATTGGGATAAAGAAGCAAAATCTATATTTATGTCTAGTTGGTTAGAAGCATTCAAGAGGGGAGCGAATTGGTAATGGATTTTATTGATCAGTTGCTAGAAGTATCGAACCAAGTACCAGTACCAGTCCGTATTCACTCTTTAGATAAAGACGAGTCGATGCGTCTAACCGCATTACCTGGAGGTAAAACGGTCGAAACTTTTATGGATGGATCAAAACAAAAAGAACTAAATTATGAATTTGTCTATAAAACAAAATGTGAAAATGCAGATCGGATAATGATTGAACTAGGTGAGTTACTAGAAGAACAAGAAGATATTCCATCTAGTAACAATAGTTATCAATTTGTTGGAATAACAATTGTAGATGAACCTTTTTTTACAGGTTATGACGACAAAAAATTTCTGTATTATCGATTAGCAATCAAAGCAACATTATATTTTGATAAATAGGAGGAATATTATGAAACGAAAAAAAATTGCGCTAATTGGATTTGAAATTCAAAAATTGAAAGATGGAAAAATTACTGAAGATGGTTGGGTTCGTTTAAAAAAAATTAAGAGTGTCTCTGATGCCTCACAAGAAGAAGTTGACGATGGAGACGGTTTCTTTGATGGGTCGGGAGAACCAGAGCAAACGATCACCTCTCATCGACTAGGCTATAGTTTTACGGGTGAATACTTTGAGGGTGATGAAGCATCCGAATTAATTGATGAAATGATTGGTTTATTTGGAGATGATCGGAAAATTGGTTTTCGAGTAACAGATGATCGAGATAATCCCAAAAAGAAAAGGGAAGGAATTGCAACTTTATCAAGTCCTCAAACGAAAACTGGAGGGGCTACTGAATTTGGTAATATTGAATTTACTGTTCTATATGATACTACACCTAAATGGGAACCTTATTCAAAGCAGACAGCCCAGAGCCAGAAGAACTGAAAGCTACTGGGCTAACTATGCCAGAATTAAAACAAACACTTGATAGTAAAAATATAGAATACCCGTCAAATGCTAAAAAAGACGAACTAACTAAAATATTGGGGGAGGCTTTATAGCCTTCTCTTTTTTATATGGAGGTAATTATGAAACAAACACTTGATATCGATATTGAACTCTCTGGCTTTCCAGTAGGATTTACAAATCCAATTACTGGTGAGCGTGTTGAAATCTGGTTTGATAGCTCATTGGAAAATTTAAAACGAATTATTGTAGAAGAAAACTATGAGGAATTCGACATATACGAACAAAAACTTAAAGAAGATTCTATCCACGAAACTAATGTTGAAACAGTCATAGAACATGCTAAAGGGACTCTTGAATATCAATATGATTTTTTCTTTGGTAAAGGAACATTTGAAAAATTATATGAATGTGTACCAGATTTCGATGCACTTGAACGTGCTTATGAACCAACTATCAGAGCTATTGCTAAAAAAGTCGAACAACAAGCAAAAAAAAGACAAAAGGATAGAGAGCTTGCAGCAGAAAAGTTAACTAAAGAGTTTCATAACAAGAAAAAGCAAAAAGTAGCAAATAAAAAGTAGGTGGTGACATGAGGTTAAATGACCCAGAAGTCACTTCCTTTTTTTATAAAGAACGTGAGTATTTGATTAATTTGTCATTTGATATTGTATTAGATGCTTTTGATGTGTTAAACGAGGCAATATTCACTGATTATGAGAAAGCTTGTCTATGTCTAGATTTATTAATTGGAGAAGGTTGCTATCAATCTGAGGATGCACTTAGTCTATGGGTATTTATTTACGACCAATTTATCCATAAGGAAGTTCCACCGTTCATTAAATATAGTTTTTACGGAGATCCACTTTCTGTGGAAGAGCACGAACAATTAATAGATATATCAGCGGATGCAGAGACTATTTACGCTTCTTTTATTCAAGCATATAACATCGATTTAATTGATAAACAGGGAATACTGACTTGGTCCAAATTTAGAGCTCTTTTACATAATCTGCCTTCAGACACTCCACTTAAACGAATTATGCAGATTCGAGCTTGGAAACCAGGAAATAATGATTCAGAAGAATATAAGCGAGATATGACAGATTTACAAAGATACTATGCCTTAAATACGGATAGAGAGGAGAAAGATAATGACTAAAGATGGCAAAATAAGTATTCTGATTGATGTCGACGCCAAGCAGGTTCCTAATGTAATAAGTTCAATTGAAAAAAACTTTGGACAGTTAGGAAAAAATGCTGATGATATTACAAAAAAAATTGGTAATAATATGGGTGCCAATACTGAGACAGGAGCGAAAGTTGCTAATCAAGCAGTGGATTCAGTTGAACAGTCGATGACTGATTTGGGAAGATCGACTGATACGGCTACTGTCAAAGCTGGGAAATCATTAAGCGAAAACTTCGAAGTGGGATCTAAGGCCGCTAATAACGCAACAGATAGCGTGGCTAAAGGAGTGACGGATCTAACCGCCACGACGAGCACTGAACTAGCTAAGTCAGGACGTATCATGGGTGAATCCTTTGATTCTGGTGCCAAAAATGCCAATCAGGCCAATGACAGTGTCGTTAAGTCAGTCACAAGCTTGGTTTCTTCTGTGGAATCTTCTGCACCTAAAATTGGTAAAGAGCTTGGTGGCTCCTTTCAATCTGGTGCCAAGGAGGCGACTAGCGCTTTAGATGGTATCGGGAAATCAAGCAGTAACATGTTAGCCAGTATTGAAGCGACGTCACCTAAGGCAGGTAGAAGCATCGGTAATTCGTTTGAAGCAGGTTCCAAGCAAGCAGCTAGCGCTCTTGGATCTATAGAAAAGTCCTCTGCGCAGATGGTTCCTCCTGTTGAATTATCAGCAACTAAGGCAGGAAAGAGTATTGCGACTAGTTTAGAAGCAGGTTCCAAAGACGGAGTGAAGACTGTCAGTGATGCGGTTGATGCGATGAAAAAGGATCTTACGTCATTGGGTGATGAAGCAGAAAAGTCTGGTGCTAAAATGAGTACCTCCTTTTCTCAACCAGAGCCAAAAGCCAATTTGTTAACAGGCTCTGTGGGCAAACTAAGTGCAGCAATGTTGATCACAAAAGGAGCAACTACAGCACTAACGATGGCTAAAGGTTCATTAGATGGTGCATTTGGTCGTATTGA